AAACCTATTAGGATTGAGCGAGTTTAAGATAAACTTGGTTAATCGTGAGATAATTAAATTAGGTAAATTGAACGTATTACACGGACACGAAATGGGAGAGAGTGTATTCTCACCCGTTAACCCTGCTCGTGGTATGTTTCTCAAGGCTAAATCTTCTACTATCTTTGGACACAACCACCAAGTATCCCACCACTCCGAAAACAATATCAATGGAGAATCTACTGGTGTTTGGTCAATGGGTTGTTTGTGTACACTATCCCCCGACTATCGTCCTTACGCATATACCAAATGGTCGCACGGATTCGCTTGTGTAGATGTTAACCAAGATTTGACATTTCACGTTAACAATATGAAGATTATTAACGGCAAAATAATATGAGAATCTTAAAGGTTGAAATCGTACACCAAGAAAAACAAGACGATATTTACAAAGAGGTTGGATTAGGTGCGGATATTGTAGAAGTATTGGAAGATGGATATATCAATTTAGACGATGTATCGGGAGCAATTGCCAACTACGATTACACTAATGTTCTTTTTAAAGGCGGTCAAATGTTACTAATTACGATGGATATTAATAGATTTGTAGCAGAATGGATATCGTAAATAAACCAAGCCACTACAACAAAGGCGAAATTGAGGCAATGGATGCCATATTAACCGCTATTAAAGGACTACCACCTGATGAAGCGTACACAATCGGCAATGTAATAAAGTACGTTTGGCGGTATGATATGAAAGGCGGTAAAACTGATTTACTTAAAGCCTCTTACTATTTAAATAAAACAATGGAACTCTATGAAAAGCGTTCAAACATATCTAAACCAACGGGGATATAATTTAAAGGTAGACGGAGTAATCGGTCAAAAGACCTTAGACGCTGCCAATGAGTGGGTGCAAAACTATTTTTCTATTAAACGTTGGATATGGACACCTAAGAGTTTAGTTTTTGTCCGCACGGATGACAAACTCACTAACACATTTGATGACTTTTTATTGGTAATTGTTAACGAGCGTGTTGTATCAATCGTGCCGTGTTCAACTACCGCAGGTAAATTCTATGTACAAAACCCAATAACACACGGAGGAGTTACAGGAACGGCAATCGCAATACCTGCACAATATCTATGGTCACATCAATTTGTAACTTCATCCAATTGGAAGTCCCTTTGGTTAGGTATGCCTTACTTTAAACAGATTAAGGCTGTTGATATTTATCGAGATGGTAATAAAGATGGTGTAATTGATAAAACCAAAACCCAAAACGGACTATTTGGTATTAATTTCCATAGAGCAGGTGCAGGAAGTTTAGTAGACCGATGGAGTGCAGGTTGTCAAGTTGTACCTGATGCGTATTGGAAAGAGGTAATAAAACATTTTACAAGTGGCGAACTAATACACTTCAATCTCATTGGCTAAGACTATTCCCATAGATGACCTTATAAATCGTTTAGGAGAGGATAAAACACTCTTCACGGAAGAATCATCCCTATTACAACAGATAATCGCTGAGTGGTCAAATAAAGCGGTTAATTTGATGCGTAAGGAGTTAGACAATAAGAATGCCAACGCTTCGAGTTCGTTAAAACAATCTATACAACCAGGTGAAATAACTCAAACTCCTACTTCCTTACTGATTACATTCCTAATGGAAGATTATTGGGAGCAAGTAGAGTTTGGACGTAAGCCTACAAAAGGCGGTCACAAAGAAGGTTCTCCCTATCTATGGCAATCTATCAAAGAGTGGATGGCGTTTAAGGGAATCAAACCAAACAAAGGTGTTTCCTACGATACATTAGCCCGTGCAATCGCTCGTAAAATCCACAGACGCGGTTACAAAGGCAAACACTTCATTGAGGATTCATTCACGGAATCACTACAACAAGAACTTGCTAACGAATTAGCCTCTCAGTTGGGCAATATTATTTTTTCTATAGATATTAAACAATAAATTTGCATAATTGAAAGTTTAAGTTTACCTTTGCTTTCACTATGACAATAGAACAAATCAGAGAAGAAATCCTAAAGAAACGTTATCACGGGATTTACAAGGACATTCAGCACAGAACAGGGTTGAGTTTACCAACTATTCGCAGATATTTCCACGGAGATATCTATCAGAAAAACGCAAAGACAGTATTAAGTACGGCTTACAAATTAATTAGAGAAAATGAAGTGGGTAGCAGTTTTGGAGAATGATATAGTATTAGACTATCACTCCGTACAATATTACTTTCGCAAATCCGATGTAGAGGCTTATCTCGTTGGATTGGAGGATTCATTAGTTAACCAATATTATAAATCTACGGCAGTACCTTTTGAGGATTGCATAGACTTTGAAAATTGGTTTGACTTTGAGCAATTTCACAAAGAGTATCACGATACTTTTGTTTGTCACCTTTATTTAGGGTGGATGTCAGGAAAATTAACACCATACAACTATGAATAAATCAGAATCAATCGCGAATCTTGCAGCAGCATTGTGCAAGTTCCAAGCCAACATCGGAAAGGTTAAAAAGGAAGCAACCAATCCGTTCTTTAAATCTAAGTATGCGTCATTGGCGAATATCTTAGATGTCATTCAAAAACCATTAGCAGATGCAGGGTTATCGTTTTGTCAATTACCCGATGCAGATTGTTTAACAACTATTCTAATGCACGATAGCGGTGAGTGGATAGAGGCTACTTATTGTATGCCAGTAGTCAAAACCAATGACCCACAAGCGATGGGTTCGGCTATCACTTACGCTCGTAGGTATGCACTTGGTTCTATTCTTGGATTGAACATTGATGAAGATGATGACGGAGAGAAAGCAATGCAACGTACTCAACCAAAAAAACAAGATGTACCACAAGAGAAACCATTTATCAATCCTGCAATGACGCAATGGGAAAAAGCGGTAGAACACATTAAAGGAGGTGGAGCGATTGAGGATATTTTAAAGAAGTATCAACTCAAGCCCGAACACTTGACTATTTTAAAGGCGGTTAAATGAATGGTGGAACAGATATGATTAGTACCAATTTAACAGAAGAGGCGTGGTTGCAATTACGGCAGTCACGCTTTACAGGCAGCGAGATTTATAAACTAATGGGCAAACCTCGTAATAAGTCGGAGTACCTAAGTGAAACGGCTAAATCCTACGTATACGAAAAAGCAGGAGTTATCCTTACAGGTATTCAACCCGAGATATTCGGTAGAGCATTAGAATGGGGTAAGACTTACGAGCGTCAAGCCTTTGATACTTTCGCAGCACAAGACTTTAAAGAGTACACATACTACGGTGGTGAAACATTTACATTCATAGAATTCAACGAAATAAGCGGATTTTCTCCCGATGGATTAGGTGAAGATTCTATTATTGAGATTAAGTGTCCATTCAATTCAGCCGTACACCTACGCAATGCAACTATTACCGATGCAGAAAGTTTAAAGGATAACCACCCCGAGTACTACTGGCAAATGCAATTTGGGATGCTATGCACTCAAACTGAATACGGAATCTTTGTAAGTTACGACCCTCGTATGCCTGAATCTCATCAACTATTTACCTCCGTAATTGAGTTGGAAGATATCCGAGAGGAAGTAGAAGAAAAGTTGTATCACGCAGGGTTGATGTTAAATAGTATCATTCACTAAGGAAATCGTCCGTTTACTAAAAAAGTGTAAGGATAGTGAAAATTATACTTGCACTTTTGAAAGTTAGTAGTATATTTGAATCATGGAAACAACAATAAATAACATCAGCATTGAAAAAACAACTCGTTACGGACACTTTGAATTATCAGGAATAGTTAACGGGAACACTATTAAAATTATCACTACCAATTCAGAAGCATTCGATTGGTTGAATGATGATGAAAATGAAGAGAAGCATTTAGAAGCAGTCGCCTATTGCAATCGTATGTTAGAAATGGCTTATAACAATAATTAATATGTTACCAATAGAATTTTTAATCTTGTATCCAATCAGCCTACCAATCGCATTCTTAATGCACAAGGCTTGGAAGAAGTTAACGACTAAAATTGAACTACCAGAGGCACAACCTTATCAGTTCGAGAAAGACCAACCAATTGCCAATTTTAACCAAGTCACTAAGCATTGGAAGAAAGAGGCTAATAGAATGTATCGAGGAGGTCAACTATGAGTATAATCTACAAACACCAATCCATCGTTAACAATGTTGAAGTTTATCGCGTGTGGAAAGATGGGGACTTAGTAGGTGAATTTAAAGAGGAGCATAAAGCCGACCACTTGTATTATTACCTATTATCTACACGAACAG